TTCACTAACTTCCTGTATGTCAGTTCAGCAATTAAGGCTGTATAGATGGCGTATAAGAGGTTTAAATCCATAATACCATAGATTATAAGGCTGGACCAGAAAGAGAGGCACAGAACGCAGTTAAACGGCTTAAACGTTAAGAATCTTTCCATCAACCAACCGTATGGTTCAAATATAAATAGGTAAGAGAATAAAAAACCTAATCCACTTACTAATATCCACTCGTTATAAATATCAATCATAATTTTTCACTTAAATAATTATCTTTTATGTAGCGTACAAGCTTAACCTTCTTTTCTCCATCTTCAATTGATATCACATATCCCTTTATGTTATGACCATATACATCGCTGTGGTTTAACGAAACTATTTTATTAGTCATCGTTGAGTATATAATACTAATAACAAGATTTGCAGCAGATTTACCACTTTGATAATAATGCAGAAATTTTTCACAAGTTCGCATTACGGCAGCATCTATCAATGCTTGCTTTAATTCATCATTACCATCTGTTACAAATGCTGAACCAGATATCTCAATAGAACGCTGAAGTATAAACTTCCCTAATTCATTTGTTAGTGATCCCTGCTCTACAGACTTTATTGCTTCTTGCTCAATTAGAGCTTTGTCGTATCTCGGCATATTCTTCCTCTACTTTATTTAGTATAGACACTATAATAGCCAGATAATCAGAGAGTTCTATAGGCTTTATGTCAAGCTCGTATCCCAATCTAACCAATGTGACTGGCTGACCGAAGTATACCAGCTCGTCAATGACTCTGTATAAATCAAGTATGAGATTTGCTTCTGCATCTGTTAAATCCTCGTATTTTTCTTCAATCAACATATCTTATGATGAGCGTAACCTGCTTGCTTTATCAGGATCTAGCTCTGCTATTAGTTCAATATATTCCCCTTCTTTCTTGTAAGCGTTATGCACTTCCTCTGGAGTGGAGTCTGTTCCTAGATTGGCAAATAAAATTGACATCTCGTATAGATATAGGTCAACTCTATTCTTAACTAATTTACAAGTCTGATAGTTTCTCTGATTAATCATAACACTTTAATTTTACGATGAATGTGTCTTTCGGAAGATCCTTGTCAATCTTGATGTTAAGCCTTTTGTAATACTTATTACCGTCGTCTTTAACCATACCCATACTAACGAGAGTATCTGAAAGAAATTTAGAAACGAGAATGACATTATCAACATCGTGCCTAGAATTATAGCTAATATGAATTTCATAGGTTTCAAAAGTAAAGTGATCAAACTTTTCAATTTCCTCTTTACACTGTTTAGAATAGTCATCTTTATGTTTTTTACGAATGGCCCAATGCTTACCAGCATAATACTGGTTAAGACTTGGTGGTTTAGGTAAGTTAAGTTCTATCTCAATCATATATCTTTGATTTACTTATATGCAAAAAACCCACAACCTTATCAACGAATTGCCGTTGGTTAAAGTGTGAGGTCTTTGGCATCCCTTTGGTTTCCCATAGGGGTTCTTCAAGTGAAGAGATGTTAAATGCAAATATGCCTTTAGGGGTTTGGCATATATACACTGGAAGTGTTTTGTGTTCTAATGCTCTTGCGATCAGCTTGTCGTACTTGATTTTCTCTATAACTAAATCATCGTAGTGTTTGTTTCTACACTTTAGTTCTATGTCGCAATTATAATCTTTTGAGTAACAATCGTAATGTGAGTAAGTCCCCTCCGACCATTCAAGGTCAGCTAAATATTTTTCTTTTAGGTGTTTAAAGAGACTCTTCTCGTTACTTTTCCAGCTCATTATTATTGTGTATCGCAATCTTTAGCAGGATAAGGTATCCTATTAAGTCTTGCACGGTGTCTTCAGTGGCATCCGTTATTCCCCTTGACTTTATACGCATAAGCTTATCGTCCAAACGAGCGCATAAGCTATCAACAGCGTTTCCCTTTGAGAAGATACCTACAGGGTAAAGGGCTGAATCCCCATAGGCATCGTTCTTCTCAAGGAGCAGGTCTGTTACCTCCTGCGATGTTTTTATAATTAAGTCTTTTGTACTAATCATCTGATACTAATATACTAAACTATTCTGATATCTCAACTTCAAACTTATATATTTTTTGTACACCCTTGGTTTCTATAACCATTCTACCGTTTGAAGGGTTAAGGAATATATAGTTCTCGGAACTTCCAGTGTAGTCCGTTACGTCTACTTTGAACTCTTTTCCGTTAATACTTATTAAGTTCCATTCTATAACCTCAACCTCCTTTGCGGAGGCTATGTTAAACTTTAGGAAAGCTCTGATCATCTCAAGCCAACTCTTTCTATATGCTTCTGACCAACTTTTCAAAATTCTAATTCTTCTTGTGAAGGAGTAGGTAATACTACATCTTCTGGTTCGTATTCTGGATTCTGATATGCATACACAGGGTTACCTTGCTTATCTGTTTCGTAGTACCTATTCTTAACTTTGTCGTAGTACATCGTTACCTTTCCTAACCTACCTACAATTTTAGGTTTAGCTTTAACAACGGTTATCTCTACTTGATTAGGCTCATAAGGTACTCCATCTAAATCCTCTAGTCCAAATGGACATCTCCATATATTTATTACCATCATACCTTTACGACTCCATTGCATACCACCTGCTATATCATTCATAGTAGGCTTATCTATATATGCTATACCACTACGATATTTAGGTTGTTGGTGTTTAGTATGTACGGTAAGTATTGTATGGTAGTTATTGTCTGCACTATGCTTTCTAACCTTTGTAAGCACTTGACCGATAGCTATGTCATCACGCACACCTACACTTATATCTGTCTTAATCTCTGTAAATGGATCTATAAGACATCCTTGTATTTTAATGCCGTAATCCTCTTCTATGTTCGTTACACAATTATAGAAGCCTTCTACTGTAAGGTCTTGAAGACCAGAGTCTATGATATAGAAGTGTTCATTTATAAAGTCCATAGCACGTTGGCTCTCTTCATCTGAAGCCATTACCTTATCGTTTACTAGGAACGGCTTACGCAGGTATACCCAAAGGAACTCTGCGAATACCTCTGTTGGTGATCCAGTTTCTGGACTATATACAGCCCATTTCCATCCAGAGTATTGGGATAAGTTGATCATCATTTCAAATGCAAACTGCGACTTCCCTTGATGCGCCCCTGCATAGATATAGGTACTGCTACCTAGTTTCATTGAATACTTGTCAAACAGAGAACTAAATCCTGTCCAAGCACCTTTTGTTACTCCGTTCTCGCGGAGTTCTGTTAGAGAATCTTTTAACTCTTCAGCCCTATAGATAAAATCTCTCGTTGTCATTCGCCAAATTCTTTAGTGTAGTCTTCTTCTTTATGTGTAAAGCTATTGCTTATTTCCTTTCTATAGAACTCTTCAGATACATAGAAATCATAAACTGCTTTGCCTGTTGCTCCTACGAAGTTCATCATTTTAGCTACCATCTCTGGGTTGCGATTGATGTGGTCAACAGACTTCGCCCTTGTTACAAATTGGAACGGCCTTTCTGCTGTGCCAAAGTGCATATTAATATAGCCATTGCCTCGCTTCTTTTTCCAAGACAATTTTACACCTACATCGTAGATTACCTGTCCTTCTTTTTTCTCATCATTCTGCATCTCCTATGTTGTTTAAGGTTCCACAATCACATATGTGAAGTTGGTTTAATCCTATTACTATTGGTATCTGTTTATCACATCCTCCACAAAAATACTTATCGCTCATATCACATCTTTATTAGTCTCATTCTACGCTGATACTTTCTTATCAGTAGTCCTGAGTTGGTTAGTTGGTTTTGTATATCATCGCTCCATCCAAATCTACTTGCTTGTATTGATAGGTTTACATTATCTATCATCAACATATCAAGATACTTCTGTAACTCTCTTACGTGCTTAATCTTTCTTATCATCTCTTCTCATTTTATAAATTAGAAATCCGTTCCAAACTAATACTAATACACACCCAGCAATGTCCTCAAGTCTCATTATTTTATTATGTCTTTTATCGCTGTAACTCTTGAGGGATTTAAGTCCATCTCTTTAATCATCCACTTTAAATATGAAGTGGGTAATTCAGAAATCTTCTTACCCTTGTACTTACCAATCTTCATCACTCCATCTGTGATTCTGAATGGCTCTAACTGTGAATTCTTGGTAACCTTAGTATTGTTAGCCCCCGACATATGTGAGTGCATTAATTTTGTCCTAATAAACTTGCCCATATCTCTTTGGTGTTAATGTTAAAAAAGGGGAGTCAGCATAGACCTAACCACAAGCTTTTTATATTTAGTTTATAAAAAAACTGCTCCCCTTTTATGAGAAAGAACAAGGTCGGATACTTACCCAAGTAAAGACTAATAATATTAGTACAAACCGCCTTGCTCTTAGTAAGGAGGGAGGGAGTTGAACCCTCCTTGCAGTATAGATAACCCCTTCAATGACCAAGCCCTTATCTATCTGCCACCATTCTCCCTATAGTAAGAGGAGGGACTCCGCAGTACCCTCCTCCTCATTATACCTTACTTGATTCTGTGATTAGAATGGTAGGTCATCCGTATCATTTACTGCCTGTGGTTTCTTAGCACCTGTGTACTCACCTTGCAGTTGGATGTACTTACCTCCATCACGCTTGTCCTTAATCTCAAGGTTGACCCAACCCTTCTCGTTCTTTGCATTGAGCAATGTCTCAAAATCTTGTGGGCCTAAAGCCACCTTTACAATTTCACCATACTGAGTAGTGATGATGCTTGTCTTACCTACGAATACTTTGTCGTTAGCCATAATAATTGATTGTTTAATTTAGTTACTTGTTAATAATTCTTTTAGATGTTCGTACTGAGCTTCAATACCTGCAACCTTGCTGGCTATCTCGTTCATACGATTTAAACTTACTTCATTTGAGAACTCATAGTTCTCAACAAACGCTTTGACCTTGTTGTACTTAATCAAGTACTTCCTATCGGCCATTCGGTTATCGTGTGAACCAATGTATACTGACACTCCCTTGTGGTCAATGCTCAGTAACCTTGATATTTCTCTCACTCCATAACCGTACTCAGAAAAAACTGTACAAGCAATACTCTTTGCGAGTGCAACTTCTTTCTTCTTACTGTTGGACATTATGTCCGTAATTAACACATTAGATATTGTACTTGTACCTGAGATAATCACGTTCTCTAAGTTACTATAAGATGTCAATGTCTGCGTGATATGGTTTGTATTCTCCATTTATAAATAGCTTTTCATATAAGTTCATAGATGCTTTTAAGTCTCGTTCTCCTTTTGCTAAAAACTCATCTGATGCTTTGTAAATCCCAACCTCGTAAGGAAACTCTTTCTGCACTACGAGGAAGTAGAAATCTGTTACATCAAATAAGCGTACATACATAGCGGCTTGTTGTGCATACCCCCAATAGGCTGCCTTCTTCCACTTCTGCATTGGGTCTTTAGTAGTCTTTAAATCTACTAAGTAGGTGGACACACCATCAAAAGCTAAGGCATCTGCCTTCCCTTTGAACTTGACGATGTTTCCTGCTGCCGTAGTGTACTCACCTATTCCTGGTACTTCGGGTCTAAAATCTATACCCATAATATCTTGAACAGCTTGTACCTTAGACAGCTTGTCGTACATACCTTCAAC